TGGAGCGAAAAACGCCGCTCTGGTAAAATCCGTCTGTGATGCCGGGGCCGCCGATGATTATGAGATCGGAAACGCTCATGGCTCCTATGCCAGAGCCTGCCGTTCCGCCGTTCAACACAAAGCCGCGGCCTGAACCCATGTATTGAAGGACCGGGCTTCCGATGCCTTGGATGGTCAGCCCCTGCTGTGCGAAGTTGACGCCGTCGGCGTCCAGTTCATACGTGCCGCCTGGAATCAGCAGTCCTTTTCCGCTGATCGCGCACTGCGCAATCGCTGCGTTGAACGCCAACGTGTTCTGGCTGGCAATGTTCGATGGGTCTGCGCCAAACTGGCGGACGCTCAAGAAATCTCTCAGTTCATCTTGAACGGTTCTGCTGACTGCGTTTGCGCCTTGCTGAATAAAGTAAATGTCTGCTGCTGTGACAACATTGCCATAGCGCTCAGTCGCAAAAGGCGAGCTGTACACCAAGACGCCATTTTTGCTGAAAACGCTGATGCTGTAATCAGAGTTCACATACAGACGCGCCGGCGTTCCGGCGTTGGACGGGTACCCATTCAGCGTACGAATCGGCTGGCTTGCGAGCTGCGTCAACCCCGGGTCCCAGTAGACGGAGATGGGGTTTGTCTGAGGGTTCAGGTTCGTTTGCCCGAGCCAGACGTAGCCATTCTCAAGGGGTGCGCCGTCCTTATCGGTGAAGATTGGATAGGGAGGCTGGATGGAGAGAGCGGTCATGTTCAGTCCTCACCCTCGCGCTCTTCCCATGCTTGGCATGAGCGCAGATCGTGGCACACGAAGTCGAACTTGTCACAGTAGCCGCGAAAGCCGGCCTCGACGTCCCATTCGTTCCATGGGATGCGCTCCATCTTGGCTTGCGTCAGCGTGCTGTTGTCGTAGTACTCGCAATTCGAGCAGCGACGTCGTCGCGCCTCTGCCTCGTTGACCTGCATGGCTTTGCCGAGCTTCTTCCAATAGTCAGCGTTCGCGCCGCGTTCGTTGGATGGCTTTTCTGGCCCGAGCATCCAGTCGTTGATGACCACCAGCGTGTTCTTCTTGTTCTCGGCGGCCGTGATGAACGGCTCTTCCGACTCAAGACCAGAAAAGACAAACATCTTGCCGTTCATGTGATCTCCCGACCGGAAACGCGAAACGTCAGCGCAGTGGCCGCGCTGGCCGCAGTGGAGATGAATGCTCCCGCATCCAGCTCTTGGCCGACAAGCTCAGGGCACAGATATGTCTCGCCTGGAACCACCGTTCGGTCCTTGATGATGAGGTTGCCGTTTCCGGCCGCGCCCGCGGGCTGCACGATGTTGACAGAGAACGTGCGATTTGACGAGTCGGTGTTTGTCACCGTCGCCTTGTCGATGATCGCCTTGCAGTTTGATGCGGTGTACTGCGTCGTTTGCGCGACCACGAGCTGAAGTGGGGCTACAAGGGTCTTTGGTGTGACTGCCATGTCAGTAGCTCCTGATGTTGTTTGAAACGGTGAGAATGACCGACGGAATGCCTGGATGTGGCGCCGCAGCCGAAACAGCGAGCAATTGCACGCCAAGATTAGTTACTGAAAACACCAGCTCGATATAGTCGCCAGCTTTCAGGTCGAAGAAGTAGTTCAGCGACAAGAACACTTCTGCGTTGTTTCCCTTGATGCGCACCTGCGATCCAGAGTCGGTGACGTCGACGCCATTCTTTCGGAACCAAAGATAAAACTCCTCGTCCGTTGAGACTGTGCTGTCGAGCTGAATCGAAGTCTGAAAGTTGTAGACACCCTCTGTGTCAATATAGATTCGCGACGTTGGCGATCCAATGTAAACACCATACGACAAGTCTGTCGTATTGAATGTTATTTCCTTTGCTGTGTTGATTGCTGCGGCCAGCTGCGTCTTCGTGCTGTAAAACGAACCATAGCGCGTTCGCTTTGGCTCTTTTGGTGGAGGAGCGGACTGTAGCCCCTCGATCGCCTTGCGCTGCTCGTCAACGATCGACAAAAGTTGGTTGACGCGCCCCTCAATGGAAGCAAGCGACACCAGCGTATCGTTTGCCGCAGCGCCGGCGTAAAGAGAGCTAACGACGGCAAACAGATTTTCAAACTGCTTGATTGACTCAAAGTCCTTCAAGAACTTGGCGAACTGATCTCTTGTCAGCTCAAGTTTGTTGACTGGCATCAGTAGGCCAACGGCTCAATCTGAGCCTGAAGAAGAGAGAACGAAATATGCGCCTGGCTGTCGCCGCGAAAGCGCTGGATGCGCCAGTTTCGCATGTGCCCTTGTCGGAACCAAGTCAGACGCTTGTTCACGTCCCCTGTTTTTCCTGCCGAGATGGGGATGTCCTGACTCCATGACGTGCCATCCACAGAGTAGCTTGTGTTGATGTACGCGTTCAGACCGAGTGCCACTCGGCCGGGAAGCGCCACCAGCTCAAGCTGATTGAACAGGGCTCCCTTGCCCTCGTTGTACATGATGAACGTGCCGAACTCCCATCTCACAATCTGACCCCAATGCGCCCCATTGGTGGTCGAAGTGTAGCCGACGGCTTCGGACTGAGTGTCAGCCACGAGCCATTTGTCGTACGCCCACACAAAGCTTCGGCCTCGGTACTCACTGAAGCCGCTCGTCGAGCTGGTCAGGCAGTACCATGTCGGCTGGCCCAGTGCCTTCGTCGATGCGTAGTCAAAAACAAAAGTTCTATCCGGCAAATGAACGTACAGATGCTGAAGACCACCGTCGTTGCGGGCCTCCAGCACCACGCTTGAAAGCTGTGCCTCTGTGTACGTGGAGAGGACGAGATCAATCTCGCGCGTGGAGATCTTCTGTGCTCCGGCGTTTGCTCCGAGATACACAGCAGGAGCCTCATTCCGACCGCTGCCCAGAAATGCGATGTCTTCAACGAACTCGCAGCAGGCATGCGTCCCGACAGTGCCCTTGATGATTTTTCCGCCATCCACCGTGGTGAACGTGAATGTACCGGTTGCCGGCGCTCCAGTGTTGTCAAGCACCTGAATGGTGTTGCGGTTGAGAACATAGACCTCGTTCCGCAGCTTGATCAGCGCCAGAATGGGGTCAGGGTCGTTGTCGGTCGCTGCGTAGCTTCCCGGAAGAACATTGAACGGATCATTCAGGTCGGTGGTGATGACGTATGTTCCGTCCGTCACCATGAAGTAGCCATCGATCCACACCACGTCAATGAGCGGACCATTTGCATAGAAAAGCGGGTTGGTGGCCTGCGTCAGGACCGAGCCGTCCCAATAGTAAAGGATGCCGCCGGCCACGATGGCGAGCTGGGTAAATCCGTAGTCCATCGAGACGCGGCCGCCGGCGGGCACTACGCCCAAGTTTGACACGCTTCCGTTGGCTCCGATTCGGACGAACTGCGTCCCCATGACGCGATAGCAGACGCCGTTCCAGTTGATGCCACCGCGGTCGATGCCTGGTCCCGTTCCATTTTGAATGAGCCCATCCGCAGGGCGCAGGTATCCATCCGAGATGCCCGTTGATCCTGCGACGGGAACCATGTTGACAGGATACGACACCCGATAATCGGGTGCGTTGTCAGTGTAGATTCCGTTCAGAATCGGGATCTTCATTTTTCCTTCTTCGCCTTGGCTTTCTTGTAGCGCTCCAGCAGTCGTCGACCCTTCGCTGCGAGCTTGGCCGCGTCTTCTTCATTCTTTGGTGCTCGCTCGCCCCACGCCTGGGCCGCGAGGGCAAGACGCGTCGGGTCGCCGTCCTCGTCGACAAGTGGGCCAGACGGGTCAGTGTAGAACCGCGTCAGGAAAGAGCCCTTGCGGCGCATCTTCTCTGGCGTGTCGGCAGCGCCCTTGACGCCGGGCTTGAGGTTGGCGCCCTCTTTCTTCTTGAAGTGCGCTCGCCCTGCCGCCGTGAGGCCGCCCTTGGGGTCTTTGAGTCGCTTCTTCTTTTTCAAATGTCGCCTCGGATGACAGCGAAGCGAATGTCGAGGCCTTCAGCAAGGTTGCCAGCGGTGCGGTTGGAGATGCGAATGTCGCACTGGCCGAGGGCGAACGATTCCGCATTGAATGTATACGCTCCGAGCGTCCCGCCGGAAACATGGTTCAGCACCAACAGATCGTTCGCTTTGATCTTTGAGTTTGTCAGCGTGAAAACCGCAGACGTGTTGGCGTTGATGTTTCCCCCGTTTGTGCT